CTTTCCAGTAGAAGACTCTCCAGCAATAGCAGTAATCTTATTCCCAGATACACCACCAAATATGCTACCTGAAACCAGTGCATTAAAAATGTACGAACCTGTGTCCACATAAGTTTCAGTCTCGTCAATATCTGCTGCGAGTTTGGTGTAGTCATCACCAATCTCTTTTACAATATCTTTCAAAAAGTCCATCAAGCAACCATCCCGTATTGTTCACGAAGAATTTTTTTATAAGGTAAGTCCTGCTCACGCAATTCCTTTACCAGTTTGAGTTTTTGATACAGAGCGGTGTCACCACCAAGAGACATTGCCTTTACGATAGTGGCAAGCTCATTGTCATTAATAGGAAGATCCATTAAAAGAAAAACGATTCTAGGTTTACAGTTTTTTCGACAGACCACCCAATAGCATCAAGAATGGACTTGAGGGGCTCTACAAAACTCTTCTCAAATTGTAGGTCATAGTCGATATACTTGTCAAGACCAAGTTCTGTCGGAAAGTCTTGAATGAAGGAGATAATATTCTCCTGAATGATATTTGGTTTTTTCAAATAGAGAAACTTAATCTTTTCCCCATTACCGATAAGTGAATATTTATTGGTCAGTTTTTTCTCCTTCACATAGTGATTAAACAGAAGTGCCCCACGACAATGAATGGGTGTGCCCTTCACATAAATGTCAGAAGATGACTGATATTTACGAATATCTGAGGCAGTTCTTGGAAAAGCAATATCTTCTGGTGGAAGTGCTTTAAACTCTGAGCGACACTTATCAATGAAGTCAATCACCTCATCTTCAGTGCCATTCATCATCAATTTAAGACCATCCTTAATCATCTGACGACAGGGAGCAGGAGTAGAAGACTTCACTGCCTCAATGCCCATCATCTTCAGTTTAGGGTCATCATAACGCACACCTTCACTATCCCATACGTTGAGAATATATCGCTTCTTGGCGGTCCAGATGCCACGCTCAGCGATATTCTCACGCTTCATTTGCATCTTCTGGTCATACGCAGAAACGTAATCCGCAAGCTCCTGATAACAGGATTCGATGAACGGTTCAAACTGCTCTCTACAGATTTTATCCAATAGGTCAACAACCTTGCCCGTATCGTCAGTTTTATTACTAAGAAATTTAGTAACAAGAGGTCCAAGATTAAGATAGATTGAATCGGTGTCAGATGCAACGACGTAATCCTCTCCTTCAGTTTTTAAAATCTTATTTAGAAATCCATTCATTTTGTTCTCAATCCAGCGGATTGAGACTTGTCCAGAGAGGGTGATTGCTTCTGCGTTAGCAAGTTTATAGTAACGAAAGTATTGATTACCAATAGCACCATAGGCAGAATTAAGTTGGATCTTACGTGCCATCTGGATGTTATTGCATCGTGAAATTTCTTTAACAGCATTGGTCCTCAATCTCCTCAATTCTTTATCAGAAAGGTCTTTATACTTACTATTACTGGAAACAACTACATCTTCTTGATGCTCTTCTTTGTTACCGCCAATCAGATAACCCATTACAAAATACCCCTACGCTTCATTTCTTCTTCAATGTCAACCAACTCTTGCTTAGTAGCAAGCATCTTCTTCTTATAGATTGTGCGGTCTTTGTAAATCTTTTCCATCAACTCTGGAAGGAATCCACGAGTGTCTTTGCGATACATAGCACCATTGGCACAGACCGCATTGTCTTTATACATCTCAAATGTGATTTCCTGATTCAGGATTTTCTCAACAGTCGCGCTGGGATGTCTTTCCTCACAGAGGGTCTCTGGGGAGATGTTGTACTGCATAATAAGATGGGGATAAAGACTATTGAGGTCAAAACTAACCACCCAATCATACACGCCAGGAATCGGTTCTTTAACATAAGCACCAGCATACTTGGAATCCTTATCAGAACGCTCTTTCGGAGGAATGACAATATTCCTCTTCTTTAGATAGTTATAAATGATCGTATCCCACATACGGACTTGTGAAGAAACATCAGCATAGTTTGCCTTAGCGTCATATGCCATTGTGATTGCCAACTCAATCAGTTTCATCTTGTCTTCCAAGCGGTCAACAAGTTCCACGTCAATGATGTTGTATTCTACAAACTTCTGCCAACCATTTGTATAGAAGTCCTTGAAGGTATCAAACTCACTGTGGTCCAGTTTCTTCTGACCCAATTCCACCTTAGCAATATAATCAAGACGATATGACTCTTGGTTTGTATAGGTAAACTTCTTATAAAGATTCAGATAATCGAGTTGAGTAATACCACCAACATCATAGGCGATGTTCTTACGACCAGAAATATAAACTTCTCTCTCAGTTACAAGTCCCCAAGGAGACAAACGCTTCATTAGTTTCTCACCAAGCACCCTATCAATACGCCGCACAAGATACGGAATATCATACAACTCACTATTCCAACCAGTCACAACTTCAGGAGAATTTTCCTCAACCATCCACCAGTTGATAAAGTCTGTTAGCAAATCATACTCAGTCTTGAAACCTTTGTAGATTACATTCTGCTGATTATTGTTAAAAGGTCCTTTGCCCCAAGTGCGAATTTGTTTGGTTGCATAGTCCTGCACAGTGATAAGCAAGACTTCCTCAGCAGCAGATTCTACATCTGGGAATCCATTCTCAGAAGCAACCTCAATGTCAATGGTAGAGATTTTGATTTTCTTAGTATCGAACTTAATCTCTTCTTCAGGATACATCTCAGAAATATACTGATAGATGTATCCAGTGTTTCCGTAAATTTTAAAGTTTTCTACACCCTCATACTTTTTAACAAATTCCCTACAATCACGCACAGAGCCAGGTTGCACTGCCTCAACATATTCTCCATTCAGAGTTTGATATTTTGTTTTCTTGTTTGAAGGGACAAAGAGAGTCGGGTTAAACTTCTCACGGGTCATAAAATGTTTTCCATTCTCATAACCACGAACTAGAAAGTGGTCCCCGACCATTTGGACATTGGTGTAAAATCTCATTCTCCAGTTAATTCCAGATACTTTTCAATAACTTCAGGTTTTGGGTCTGCAATAGTCAGAATATCCTCTGACCGAATCATCAACTCGGTTTGATTGGTTGCCTTTGGCCAAGGTTTCATATCGTCTTCACTAATAAAGAGATATGGTTTAATTAGTTTGCAGTTAGGATCGCCAAGTGCAGCATCAATCTCCACTACCTCGCTGATAATAACATTATCAATATCCATAAGCAAGCACTTAATCGACTTGTCCATTTAATTTCTCCTGATACATTTCGGTTAAAGATTCAAGTGGTTCTACAACAGTTACAACCCAATCAGTTGAAACAACAATGTCCTCATCCTTCGTCAAAAGAATGTAAGGAGACAAAGTAATCTGGAAATTACCGTCTTCTGCACCCTCTTCCTCAGTCAGAAGCATTGCCCTAGTAGCACTCACTTTCTGAGGTTTGTTGAGAAGATATCCACGCACCTTTTCTTCTGCAACAAGCTCTTTGGCATCAGCAATCACTTGCTCACCAGACTTCAATAATACAAGTTTAATTGACATTAGTTACTCAACTCCTCCATACATTCTACCAATAGAAAAGGGAGGTGTCAACTGGTTTGTGCCAGTTACCTCCCCGTCTGCGCCGACGATATTCGTTATTATTTAGAGATAATCCTTACGGGCGTGGTGCTCGGGGACTATTTTTCCGAGGACGATTCTGAGGAGTCCGTCTTCGAAGGTAACGTCTCGTACTTCTGTGTCGTCGGATAAAGTCCACGCTCGTTGAAAACTTCTTTGAGCCACTCCCTTGTGGATAAACGTCTTGTCCGAATCGGCTCCCTCCCGTTGACCCTCGACAAAAAGTTTTCCATACTCCGTGAAGACATTGACCTCTCCTTTTTTAAAACCTGCTAATGCAATCTCTAAATGTGATTCTACATTATTTACCTGAATCAGGTTATAAGGCGGATAGTTTGTTTGAGTTTCGTGAAGTTTGAATAGACGATCGAAGTATTCGTCCATACCAATGCTGTTGCGAGTGATCTTATCCATCAAGGTATTAAGATCCGCAGCGGTATAACGCTGGATGTTCATTATGGTAGCTCCTTAAATAAGCGAGTTTGTGTTGTGTGGACCCTTTCGGCATCCACTACTAATTATACAAGAAGCATAAAAAAAGCGGGTGTTGTAACCCGCTCCGTATCATTCGGTTTCTTCTACACGCTTCTTCTTGGAACCAATGTTGTATTTGGTTTCCAGAATCCAATCACCCTTGTCCTTATAAGCAAGGACTTTAATTTGGTTGAGTGGAGCAATGTCTTGAATCTTGGTTACATCAACAATACTGATGAGTCCCCAATCAGCAAGCAGTTGGGCAATACGATTGCGACGCTGGACATCATTCACCGTCAGGTTTGCATGTTTACCATCAAGGGCAAACAACTCCTTAAAGTGGACCAGATAGTATCTACCTTG